CAACGAAACTCCGCATCTTGAATATGTGGGCTAATAAGAGACTTATCAAGCCTTATATCGGCTGGCGTTGGACGTGCAACCCCTCCAGCTATTACTTCACTCGGTTGTATTAATTGGCTCATTGATTTGGGTTTTGTACATTACCAAGTTCGGCTTGCCTTTCTTCTGTTGACTTTAAAGTTATTGGACGCCTTACGCCCTCGTTTTCCCAAACGTCATTTACTTCTTTTGACGTTTCTGGAAATCCTGATATATTTCTAAAAAATTGTTCGTCACTTTTTTGTGCGGTTATCGCTCCACTTCTTACGCCAATGCCATAAGCATTTATAAGGTTTTGAACCTCAAGCGAAGTCATTTGATTGTCTGATTCTTCGTTAACGGGGGCGTACCCTAATATTTCTCTTTTTTCATTCGTAGTCAAGTTTTCCTCAACTTTTAATTCACCCATGAAAGACACGGGTAAAGTGTTGGAAATACCAAACGATACGTCTGTGAATGCTGGATTATAAAGTCCTATTTCTTTTAAAAAAGGATTGATAATCTTTGAAAGCATCAAGTTTTGACGCGGCTTAATAACCGTATTTTGCAAGTATTCCATTTCTTGCCTTATCTGCTGATTGCTTCCAAGTTGCCCCGAAGTAGCAAAGCCCGCTAAAGACTTGCTCCATCTATTAGCAACCACAATCGCCGAGGCTGCAAGGTTTTGAAGGTTTAAAAATTCACCTTCATTTTCTTTCGAAGTGGGAATAAAATTTGCCTTTAATTTCTCATCTCTAAGAACCTGAACGAATAATTTGTGATTATTGCCCATTCCTGTAAACTTTGCCTCAATGCCTTCAACAAGTTTTTTAGCCTCAGCAGGTGTCATTGAACCAAAAAACTGTAAAATACCCGAAGGCATAAAGCCATTTTCAAATTTACTTGTATTAAAGCGCTGGATCCTGTATTCAATCTCCGCCCACATTTTAGCGCCAATCCACTCAGGTAAACCGAAGTAAAAATAACCAGCCGCGTATTGCTTCACATGAATAATTGAACGCTCCGTTCCGTCTTCAAATTTCTTAAATTCTGGATAAATAGGTACTTCCCTAAATCCTTCGCTTTCGTAAAATGTGCCCTCAGTTGTTAACGGCACTTCTTCCCAGTTGTCGTAAATGCCAACCGACCTTATAATTTGGTCCGCTTCAGCTTTTCTTATTCCAATGTTATAAACGGGAACATGATAAATGTAAGTGAATGGCTCATTACCAACCTTGCCCCTTACAATTTCTGCAAAGCAGTTGCCAAAAGCATCGTAATCAAAAGCCAATGATGCAAGCACCTCTTGTAAGTTTTGAGAATGCAAATTAACCTGCCCAATGACCTCCTCAATTTCATTTAAAGAATCATCGGTTATTACCTCACCCTTCATTGAGGTTGTAAGCAAGGTATTTGACTTACCTTTCATTGGGATAAAGCCGTCACCGACAACCATGTTAACCTTGTCCTCAATGATACGACGAAGCGTTGGGGAATTGTTTACAATGGCAATAAGACTTTTTAAAAAGTCATCCTTTTGGGTAAAGAATCTAACCCATTTAGCCCCTGTGAAATCAAGTCTTTCTCTGGAAGGCTCATTAAAAATATCTTCCACAACTAACATAGTATTGGAAGTATCTAAAGTAACGGAAGCTAATAAAGGACTATTGTTTCTTTTTAAATTTCTTTTAGCCCTGTTCGGTACTGCTTGAATCGTCTTCTTTATTTGGCTCATAGGTTTTTTTCTCAGGCGTGAAAATGAGGTGTTGGCTAACAGATTTGGGGTTGGCATTATACCAACCCCTTAATTCTGCCTGTGTAAAATTTCCGATAGCCTTTTTTAGTATTCCTGCCTTTCCCGTTGGATCTGCTCCAACGTAAATCATTAGCTTACTTTTTTCGCGTACTATCATGCTTTTGTATTTTAATCAAGTGCGTTCATGACTGTTTCGCCATTAACAATAAACCTTGCTTTGTTTGTGGTACGGCAAGTAATGGTTAAAGTTTCTTGATTTGAGTCAGTAAACAATGCACCAGATAAACCTTCGGCACTTGTCAGCCTTGCTGGTCTTTTCTTTGAGCCTATAACCTCAGCACCCCAAATCCAATAGTTACCCGTATTTTCAACATGCACACAAACCAAGCCGCAAGCCTGATTTGCCATGTCCTGAATCAAGTTTCTTAACTCTTGGTCACGACAGTTTATAATACCTACTAAACTTTGCTCAATCGCAACAGACAAAGTGTCTGGGTCTTGAGTCACCGTTTCCGTGAATGCTCCTGAATTGTCCCTAAATTCAACCTCGTAAAATACGGCGGCTGAGGAAGCCATTGTTATCGCCGTGGTTGCTCCCGATGCGTTGTTGGTTATGCTTGTCACCTGGTTAGCATTGGCAATATAAAGTTTACCAATACCACCCGCGCAAGTACCATCGACGCATTGATTAAGCCAACCGCTTGTTATTGCACTCATATTTATTTTCGATTAGTAGCCTAAGCTGATTAAAGAAGGGTGAATATAATTAACACCCATTTTAAAACGAGCCTTAATATATACCTTTTCGTCTTTCTGGTCGTACCAAAGTTCCAAAGCCGTTTCAGGGCTCAACACGTCGGTTGCAAGTACCTTGTTTTGTGGGGTTGTGTACTCCACATAGTGAGGCTTAGTTGTTCCCAAAGACGTTGCGATATCGTCCCAACGAAATTGAGGAATCACAGTTACGCCTCTAAAAGTGAATTGCTCAACCCCGTTAATCAACTGAAGTAAACCGTAATCACCGCCGCCGCCGTTCTCAATGTCTTCCCTTAACTGAGAATAAACACTTTGGGTAACATTAAAAACCTTTTGGTTAGCTGGTAAACCTTTCAACTGTAAAGGGGCTTGGTCATACACCGCACGAAGAATGTCAAAGCCGTCACCAGCCGCAAGGTCTGAACCTGAGCCTGTGTTTGCGCGTGGCACTAAATCATCCGCAACTAACTGAGGATAATAAACAGTCCAAAATCCATCCAATGAATCAAAGTTAGGATTGTTTGAAGACTGGTCACCGAAATAAGAAAGACGGGTAATGTCATTTCTTATCGCCTGTTGCGTACGGGTCAATAAAATGTTTTCAATCAATGTTCCCGATACGTCTGGAAGCCTTGTCCCTGTTTTCAATAACTCTTCGAAAACAGTGTCCTCAAATTCGTCCCAGCACATTTCAAGGTCAACCTTCATTTTTTCAACGTCGATAGTACGCTGATAAATGTCAGCCGAGCCAACGGGATTAAATCCGCAACCAGAATATTTTCTTACAATATTCTCTAATTGCTGAACGAATACCATCTTCTTTTTATTCGCAACGTTTCCAAGTACACGGAATTGTCCGCGTAAATCATCGTCAAAAAAGACTGGTTCTAAAAATATGTTATTTGCCTCCGTACCTCTGAAGGATACGTCTAATTGGCTTATTTCAACTATTGCCATTTTGTTTTAATTTTAAAGATTTGGATAAGAAATTGTTGCCGATGTGTTGGTCATAACCAACGAATCTTCGATAACAAATGAAAACTCTGTTTTTAAACCTGCTGGGGTTGCCGTTGCAAATAATACCTTCCAGTCATTACCTTTCACTAATGATGAAGTATTGATTTGTAAAATTGCCGTTGGTGCTGATGATTGCCAATTTGATTGAGCCTCGTTACCTGACTCGTCAATTACATTGACCTTGTAAAAATCACTTGCACTTGTTACACCCGTCAAAGGTGCAAAGTTTAAACGTGCGCCTGCGGTTGATGTTCCGTAGGTAAATGATACCGGAATCCTATCCTCAAAGGTATCTATTCCGTATAACTGCTCCGCGTTTATCCCCTGAGCATTTGCATACGGGTTAGTGCGATTAAGGCTCTTTTGACCGACATAAGTATTTGAGTCAAGAAAGCCATTTACATTTGCTGTTGCCATTATCTTTGTGAAATTTTAGATTGAACTAATGAATCAAAAGAATCAAAGTGATTTGCCTTTGCTTTTGTTTCCTTTGTTTTTTCGTGTTGTGATCCTCCTGATGGAAGTCCAACGCCTTTTTTTACCTGAGCCCTAAGTGCTACAAGTTCATTTCCCAATGTTTCAAGAACGCTTTCAATTTCGTTAATCGAGTTCTTTTGTTCATCGCTCTTTTTGTACATTGATTCCATTTCCTCCTTTTGCTTAGTATGGATAGCGTCCATTTCCTCAGGTGACATTACAAAATACCCTAAATCTCTAAGCATTGTAATAGCCGTTTCAACTTCGTCGTTTTTTGGCTCTTCGGTTATTACTTCTTCTTCCGTCATAACATCTTCGACTTTTTCGTCGACGGCGTTAAGTAGATTTTTAATTTTTTCTAAAATGGAATTACCCATGTCATCGTCTTTTTTGTTGTTGGTTAATAATGCAGCTGGGACATTTAAGAACTTGTTAAGGCTATTTTGCAACGGTAATAAATCAATATTTTTTTCGCCAACTTTTACAATTTCATCAATGAAACCAAACTCTAATGCTTCCTGGGCGGTCATCCATGTTTCAGCCGCCATCATTTCCGTAATTTTGTTATCAAGGTCTTTCTGTTTCCCTTTACGCTTATAAACCGAGGCGGTATAAATGTCCAATAACTTTGCTTCCATCTTGTCCAATAATTCAGCCGTTGCCTCAAGTTCGTCGGCGTTACCCATCGTATAACTCCAAGGTCTGTGAATCATTAAAAAAGCGTTCTCGGTCATTTTAACTTTATCCGCGGACAAAAGTACAACCGTTGCAATGCTTGCTACCAAGCCGATTCCTGTTGCCGTTGTTTCATTTGGGTAATTGGCAATTAAATCAGCTATTCCCATTCCTTCGGTGACTGAGCCACCACCAGACGAAATAACCAAGTTAATTTCCTCACCCTTTGCGTCGTTAATTTTGCTTCTTACTGAATTGTATGAATTAACAGATTCCGAAATTTCCCCTAAAATATCAATATTAAATTTTGCCATCGCTTTGCTTTCCTTTTCCCTTTCAATCTTTTTAAACTTTGCCTCAGCCCAATCCTTCATTGCACTTCCACCCCATGCGTCAAACATAATCGAGCCGCAAATCTCTTTCCCATCTTCATCAAAATATTTGCCCTGGTCATATACCTCAGCGCGGGAAAGAAATGAATATGTTCTTTGGACGGTATCCTCCGACAAGCCTTCGCCGTTTGCGATTTGATTTGCCCTTAACCAGCCGACACGCGTGCCACAATTCGAACCATTTTTCTTATGGTCAAGTGCGCGCCTTGCGTTATTTTTTGCCGTGTCTGGATAATCAGCGTAAGTCATGAGGTAAATTTATTTATTATTATTTTTCTTATTCCTTTTTTTGCTGATTCCATAGCCAAACGACTCAGGGTGTTGTATCATGTTATACACGGTTTTTTCGCTTAATCCCGTTTGAATGCTTATATCCATAATGGCATTCATCTTACTTTCATTTTCAAACAAGGCGGCTGGGTATAATTCCATTACCATGAATTTAGCAACCGTAACATCTTTTATAATATTGATTTGAAATAAAAAGTCAATAAGATTATAAATGTCAATTGTCGTTCCTTCCTTTTGGCAAAAGGTAACGTATTTACGTAATAAGCATCTTTCAAATTCAAGAAACAACTCCCTTGTTACCTCCTTTTTTTCATTGTCCATCTCTCCAAAATTGTACTATTTGCCTCATTTTACCCACTACTTTTGTCCGGCACGCTGGGCAGTTTCTTCTTTCAGGCTCATAATGGTTTACAAAGTTGTTATAAACATTGAATAAATAATCCATGTCCGACGGGTCAATCGACAAAACACGGTAAGTCCTGTCAACCGTTGCCATGACTTGCTCCTTATATTCATCGGGAATACGGCTTGCAAGTTCTCCCCAAATGCTATTTCCTTTCATACAATTACACATTTATAAAGTTGCTTTTACTTTTAGTTTATTCCCCTCAGCAAGATCGCGCGCAATGTCATCTGAAACGACATAGGCTTGAAGCCTGTCAATGCGATTGTTAATTGCGTCGGTCTTTGCCTCAATCACTTGTAAAAAGTTACTTAAATCATTGTTGCCTGATATGGCTTGAATCGGTGCAGAAATTGGCGGCACTAAACCACCATCGGCAAAACCTTTAATACCAATGCGTCTGAACGTTGGCGAACCTCCTAATAAACTTTGTTGCCTTTGATTTAATACAACCTCACCGCGTTTAACGTAGGCAAGGACATTATCCCCGTTTGAACGGGTTGGTATATTTTGTTTTTGATTAATTCTTTGTCCTGTCACGACGCCACCTTCCGCAAGGGGCTGGGCAATAATAGTGGCGGTTTGTATTCCAGCAAAAACACCAGCGGTAATGGCTGAGCCAATAGTAAACGGTGGTCCAGGAGGAACGGCTAAAGCACGGTTAACGGCTAAAGCGCCTTGAATAATTGATTGTGCAATGGCAATTTTCTTTTCAGCCTTCGCCGCTTTTAATTGAAGTTCTTCGGCTTGCTTTGTTTTTGCATCAAGTAATATTTTTTCTGCCTCAATTTCTTTTAGTAACCTTTTCTTTTTTGACCCACTTGCTTTTTCCGCTTTCTGTTCAAGAAGTGTAATATTTTCCTCAGTCTTTTGTATTTCCTGATTTAAAATATCAGCATCTTTTTTAAATCTTGCCTGTTGAATAGTGCTAAAGAAGTCGGTAACTAATGAAGCGGCTTGCAAATATGTTTCAATTCTTTTAGCCCTATCTTCTAAATCCTGTTCTTCTTTTTCCTTTTGCTCTTTCCTAAAGTCATCTGCATTTTTTGTCACCTCTTTAAAAACCTTTTGAATATCTTCAACCTCTTTCTTTAATAATTCTGGAGGCTTTGTAGTCAATGGTAGTGTCGCAAGTTGTTCGGCGTTTTTTAAGTTGTTTAGCAAATTACCTCTTGATGCATCGGCTAATATTTGGTTCTGTTGTTCAACCGCATCTTTGATTTGATTATTAATTGCGTTTAATTTTACTGCCAATTCCTTTTGTGTTCCAGAACCAACCACGGCGTTGGAAAAGGCGCTTTGTAATTTACCACGCTCGTTTTCTAAGGCTGCGATTGAGCCCTCAGTAAACTCTTTTACCGTTTCTCTTCCTATCTCTTTTCCTAATTTGCCACCTAAATTCCTTGCTGGAACTTCGGGTTTAAATTTATTTAATTCCCCTTCGATTCCTTTAATCTCTTCACCTAATTTTTTAAACTCAGGACTTCCAAATAATAAAGTCTTTCTTTGTTTTCTTAAATCAGATAACTTTTGTTCTAACCCTGCCTGAGTATTTAATGCTGCTGCTGCCTGTGCTTTTGCGTTTTTTTCTTGTTCAATTAATGCCTCTTTGTTTATTAAATTTATTTCCTTGTTTCCATCTTTTATCTGCTGATTAAAAACTTTAAAGAAAGAAAGGATTGAACCCTCAGGCTTTGTAAACTCCGCGAAGGCTTTTTTATATGCATTTAAACGGTTTGGAACTTGCTCAAAATATCCAAGTATTCCAGACAAAACAGTATTTAAAAATATCTTACCCTTTGCCGTGGCAATTTCAAATTCAACGCCTGTAGTTGCAAGGGTTGTGTTATAACCAACCTCGCTTATTTTTAATTGCTCATTTACTTTAAATAATTCTTCTTGTTGCTTTTGGTAAAGGTTGGTCGACAAAGTGACATCGTCGGTACTTTGCAAAACATCGCCTAAGGTCAGTAAAAAATCTTTTCCAATATCTTCCCCAGGTGCGCCAAAAACATCGGCAATAACCGTTTGTAGCTGCGAACCTGCTATTCCCGTTTCAGTTATTTTATCGGTAACTAATCCAAAAGCCTGACCCGATGTTACTGAGCCGTTATTTATATTCTCAAATAATTGACTTGTAAATTCTTCGCCAAAAGCATTTTCCAAAGCCGTTCTTGAACTCTTTGTTTGTTCCTGTATCCTTAATCCAAATTCCTTAACCGCGTCAAGTCCTTTGTCTGAAAATATACCTTCATTCGCTGAGGTAATAGATACCCTTAAAAAATCTTCGGCACTTAATCCAGCGTCACGAAATTGTACAGAATATTCTTTTAAGCCGTCAAGAAATTGCCCCTGAGCGTCCGCACCTTTTCGGAATCCAATTTCAACCACGTCTAAAGCCTGAGCAAAAGAAATACCTAATGCCTTACTTGCGCTATTAGCTGCTACAACAATATCATTGACATTTTTCCCGTATGTAACCGCTATCGCCTGACTTGTTGCCACAACGGCTTCAAGTTCATCTCCTGTAATTTGCGTAAAGTTGGTAACCTGAGCAGATAACTCTTTTGTTGCCCTTGCGGCTTCGATAAGGCTTCCAACAATTTCACTAATGGCTTGAAAAGCGGTCAAAGCAATACCAATACCACCAAGACCCGTTGTCAAAGCGCCTGAGGATTTACTTAGATTTGCAAAACCGTTTTGTATTCCACCGATGGCACCTGTTACCTGTCCTAATGTTCCGCTTAACTTAGGGAAAAAGTTTGATAAGGCTTCAGTATAACCACCGACGTTCCTTTGAAATTGTCCGACATTTGCATCAATGCCTTTTAATTTCTTATCTAATTGTCCAATGGAAACAATCAAATCTCTTGCCTCCTGACTTGATGCCTGTTCTGCGGCTGCTAAATCCTTGTATCTTTTCCGCTGGTCATTTAATTCCTTTGATAAACGGCGGTAAGCTCCTTCGCTTTTATCAATGCCCGCGATTTCTTCCTTCCTTAACTTAATTTGTTCCCGGGTAACATCGTTAACAAGTGACTGAGCGGCTTTTAAATCAACTAACTTTTTTTCAAGTTTCTTGATTTCATCGACATCAGCCGTCTTTTTTAACTCGGCATTTATATCGGCTATTTGCCTTTTAAGTTGCGTTGCCGTTTCAATCGTTCCCGCAAGTCCTTCTATCTGGATTTTAAAACCAATTACCTTTTCAGCCATTATATTTTTATTTTATTAATGACATCTTTGAGGTATGCCATATTAATAATATATTCATCGTTTTGCAAAACACCGCGTATCAAATTCAAATGAATCATGGAAGCCTTTTGCGCAAGGTAAAACACGCGCCCTGTTTCCTCAATTTCATCATCAAGGATGAAGGAAGAATAAAATTCAAGAAATATCTTTTTGCCCAATGCTTCTTTGTCTTCCATTATCCTTTTGTTACACCGTTTACAACTACTTCATAATTAGCCCCATCGTAATGGGTATCTACATTGATTCCAATGGTTGAACCACTAATGATATATTGAATAGTTGGTATCAACTTTTGTCCATTCATAAATACAAGTACATTTGCATTCGTGTTGCTTACCTGAGTGATACCTGAATTAGGCGCAAGTACCAATACATTTGTCATTGAATTTAAGAACGGCGTGTAAGATAATTGGATGTTCACCGTCGCGCCATTTGCTCCCACTAAGCCGCTGCCCGATCCTGTTACCGTTCCCGATTGAGGCGAAGCCCCAGCAAGTGTAATCGTGTTGACAACTTTTGTCAAATCATTTGTATTTGGTTTTTCATCATAAAGTAAAACCGTTTTTGCTGGGCTATTGGATTTTGGATTGTACTCCAAACTTTGAATTATAAAGTTAGATGAACCAATGATTCCCTTGCGCCTGAATGAAAGTTGCGTTATATCTTTTGGTTTCCATTTGGCAAACGTCGTGTAAACTTTGCCAAGTTCTATTCGTTTGTAAGTCTGCAAGTGAAAGGTTTTAAAAACGCCTTGCATTACGTTTGTGTAATTTGTAACCTCATCCGAAAAGGATAGATTAAAATCTGCACCGCTGGGATCGTTGTAATTTACCATGAAGGCGGCAGGAAAATCAAAAGCCGACGCCGCTGAACTTGTCTCATCAAACAAACGTACATACCCATCTAAGCCGCCACGCCTTCCAGCGTAATAAAGCAAACGAGGCGCAAGGTTATAATTTGGTTCAGCATCGGTGACCGTGTTATAATCATCGCCAAAGACTAAAGGCATTTGGGCCCCGTATGTTCCACCTGATGTTATTTCGACATCGTTAATATGAATGGCTTTTGCGAAGAACTTTGTATAAATAAATTCAATGCCATTTTCAAATCTATCCTGAGGGAAGTTGTAACCGCCTGAATAAATGTTTACCCCTCTTCTTTCTTCTTCCTTATTCGTCGTATCGTCATCCGTTGCATACGCCAACACTTGACTTGATTTGTAGCCGTCCAAAACTTGAAAGTCTGAGCCATCAATGTCACGCGTATTTAAATCGTACTTGTTTGAGCCTTTAAAAAACCCGTCAAAACTTGTAAGGCTTGCCGCTCCCGTGCTATTTGCCCG